TAAAGGAGATACTGGTAATACTGGCTTTACTGGATCAAAAGGAGATACTGGTAATACTGGCTTTACTGGATCAGTTGGATTTACTGGTAGTAAAGGAGATACTGGTAATACTGGCTTTACTGGATCAAAAGGAGATACTGGTAATACTGGCTTTACTGGATCAAAAGGAGATACTGGTAATACTGGCTTTACTGGATCAGTTGGATTTACAGGTAGTAAAGGAGATACTGGTAATACTGGCTTTACTGGATCAAAAGGAGATACTGGTAATACTGGCTTTACTGGATCAGTTGGATTTACTGGTAGTAAAGGAGATACTGGTAATACTGGCTTTACTGGATCAGTTGGATTTACAGGTAGTCGAGGTGTAACTGGTTTTACTGGTTCTATTGGCACAACTGGATTCACTGGTAGTAAGGGTGATACTGGCAATACTGGTTTCACTGGTAGTAAAGGAGACACAGGTAATACTGGCTTTACTGGATCAAAAGGAGACACAGGTAATACTGGATTTACAGGATCTGGTGGTACAGGATTTACTGGTAGTAAAGGAGACACAGGTAATACTGGCTTTACTGGATCAAAAGGAGACACAGGTAATACTGGATTTACAGGATCTGGTGGTACAGGATTTACTGGTAGTAAAGGAGATACTGGTAATACTGGATTTACAGGTAGTAAGGGTGATACTGGTAATACCGGATTTACAGGTAGTAAAGGAGATACTGGCAATACTGGTTTTACTGGTAGTAAAGGAGATACTGGCAATACTGGTTTCACTGGTAGTAAGGGTGATACTGGCAATACAGGATTTACTGGATCAGTTGGATTTACAGGTAGTCGAGGTGTAACTGGTTTTACTGGTTCTATTGGCACAACTGGATTTACAGGATCTGGTGGTACAGGTTTTACTGGTAGCCGAGGATTTACTGGTAGCGGATTTTACCCAACAGGTGGTGGGACAAATCAAGTAATTTATGAAAATGATAAAACAATAACAGACAGTTATACAATTAAATCAAATTGGAACGCTATGAGCGCAGGTCCAATAACAATAAATAGTGGAGCGACAGTCACTGTGCCTAGCGGTTCAGTTTGGACTATAGTAGGTTAAAGGGGAATTAAATGCCAGTAGCAATTGACGGCACAGTAGGAAGTTTAGCAAATGGTAACAGTAATGTTACTATTGGAGCAGGCGCCGCAATAAGCTTTAGTGTAACAGGTACAGCAAACGTAATTACTGTTAACACTGCTAATTTATTACCAACAGGTAATGGTACAGTTAATTTAGGATCTACGAGTAATAGATTTGGAAATCTTTGGGGTCTTTCAAGTTCAGCACAATACGCTGACTTGGCAGAAATGTTTTTAGCTGATGAAAAATATCCTATTGGTACTGTATTAATGATAGGTGGTATTGCTGAAGTAACGGCTGCAACAAAAGATTCAAGAGCGATAGTTGGTACAGTAAGTGATAAACCAGCATTTTTAATGAATGATGGTTTAACAGGGGATACTGCTGTTCCTATAGCATATATAGGTCGTGTTCCATGCAGAGTTGAAGGCGAAATTAAAAAAGGTGATTTACTAATAGTAAGTAACAATGCAGGTATTGCGTGTTCAACTACAATTACAAGCACAGAAGTTTTGTTAGGTAAATTAATTGGTAAATCTTTAGAAGATAGTGATGGGTCTAAAGAAGTAATAGAAATAGTAGTAGGAAGATTGTAATATAAATTATGCCTTTTCAATCAACTCAGGTTGTTAAAACATTAGTTCCTATAATTCCACCTAAACCATTGACACCAATTACTGCTGACAATTATCAAGGCGAATGGGTTAACTGGACTATTGGCGATCAAGTATCAAGAGAGTTTATATCAAATAAAATTAATTTTTATAGAGCAAATTCTAACGCAATTGTTTTTGGTAATGGAAAAACAAGATCAAAAGATCTTGTAGATAAGATAATTAAAAGCAACAGTAAAAAAATTATTAATTATTATAATGTTTTGTATGGATGCAATTTAGCATATAAAGATTTTGAATTAGATTTTTTAGTAATTACAAATAAGTTATTAGCAAGCAAAACGCCAAAAGAATTTCACGATAGAACTTATACACGTTCAGAGATAGTAAGATTAAATCCAGATATGAATTTAATCCCAATTAATCATAACATGGATGCAGGATCAACAGCAGCAATGCTAGCTTGTTATCACGGCGCTAGTAAAGTATTTTTAGTTGGGTTTGATGGTTACCCTGAAGATAAAGTTAATTCTATATACGCTGGAGAACAATTTTATCCAAAAGAAAATGAAGAAGCAAGTGATGCTAAATGGCAAGAAGATTTAGGTAGAGTAATTGCTGCTTATCCAAAAACAAAATTTTATAGAGTAAATGTAAATCCGCCTAATGCAAGACAGCTATCCAAATACTCCAATTACAAAGTGATAGATTTAAGAAGTTTTGTTAGTTTAGCTGATATATAACTTCAATTAAACTGTTTATTTTATTTCTTAACTCCTGCATTTGCATTGAATTATAAAGTGCAGGATGTATTGGTTTAGGTATATTATCTAATCCGCACCAACAAAAACCTTTGTGTTCATGATTTAGTTTAGGTACGAATTCTTCATCAACTATACAAGCAAAAGTGTGGTATTCAAATTTTTCATCTTGACTTGTGTACAAGTCTAAAGGTATTATTTTAATAATCTCAGGCGGTTCACCAATTTCTTCTTTAATTTCTCTGTGTAAACAATCAACAATTTGTTCATCAGCCTCAACCCTGCCGCCTACTAATCCCCATGTATTAGTATGCGAATCATCATCTCTCAATAAAAACAAATAACGCTTTGTTGATTTAGATAAAAACAGCGCACCCGCTGCTTGAATCTTTTTATTAATCTTTTTAGGCATATAGTATATATGTTACAAGACAAGCGACCACTGGCCCGCAGGGTAGGCACCTTCAAAACTTTTTTGCCACTTGTTATTTGACCATTTATACTGTATACCAGTTTTGAGATTAGTTACATACTCAATTCGTGTAATACCGCTAGCATCCCAAGATACTTCCCACCCAGTACCATTGTAAGTTATGATGTCATTTGCGCCAGCAACTAAATCTTGCCCGCTTGATGATTTCCAACCATCAGCACCATCATATGAACTATCTTTGTTTTCATTTATATTATTCAATATTAGATAACGTTGTCCTAATACAGGGGCAGGTAACCCAATGTTTGGTGCAGAGCGTTGTGGATCAATAATTGCATCTACTGGTGGTAAGCTGTTAGCTGGTATAGTATCAATGTCTACACTAAACAATAGTGTTGCAGGATCACCTGGGTGATAAGCAACTGTTCCAACAATTTCACTTATTGTATCCGGATTATCTTTTCTTAAACGCAATTGACTAGTACCATTTATTAGCTGCCCATACAAGTTAACTAGAGGTTGCCATTCAATTGGTGTGTTTGGATTTGATTCAATCCCAGTAGAATCTGTTGGTCTATTAAGTGGACCAAATGCTGGAGTTAATGTTGCTTGGCCATTTAATAACAACAAGTTATAACCAGTAGGAGTAATATACATTCTATTTTGTAACAAGTTAGCAGTGTTAATTACATCCTCATTTATTTCACCATTTGCATCATACAAACTTGCAATGATTGTTTGTATAACACCAAGCTTTTTAACTTTAGCAGGTAAACTCATCCACATAGGTAGTTTAAATGTTAGTGTAGCAACATCAATTTGATCCTCTGTTCCTTGAGGCACAGTTCTACTTGTCCATGTGATGTCTTCTAATATAATGTGGCTTAAGCTGGTCCAATCAATGTAGTTGTCAGTTGATTGTAATTCTAAATCAGGATTAAACAACGGTAATATTTGTTCAAGTAACTGTAGCTTTTGTTCAGTATTGCTAGTCCATATATCTAAATTAAATGTCATCTCATAAGGAACAGGCATAATACGTTCAACAGTAACAGCGTTGCCTTGATAAATGCTGTATGTATTAGTTTCCTCGTTATACTTTCGTTCACGTATATGCATCTTATCTACGTGTGTAGGATTTTGAATTCTATCTCTATCATATTTTAAAGCAGTAATGCTAATAGTCATAATAGGAACAGTATTCATTTTGTTTTCACTGTTCTCTTTTATAATAGCAGCAGCCATACGACTGATATCACCATAGCGAACTGGTACACGGCGATAAACTGGTGAACCTGTTGGATCAACTCCAATCTGTACTTCAAAGTGACTAAACACTGCTATTATTTGTTGTATCCAACGACGAACCTGTTTATCATAAAAGAAAAGTGACATTAATTATCTGCCTTTGGTGCTAATGCTTGGCTTAGTGTTTGACGCTGTTCTAATGTAGTGCCATCACTAAGTTTTGTGCTTGCTGTATTATTAACAAACGAACTCTTTTGATTTTTAGAAGTATGTGGTAACTGTGGAGTACGCACATTATCTTCAACTTTAATCCATTTGCGACCATTAAATCTAAATAGCCTATTAGGGAAATAATCTAAACGCAATACAAATTGTCCTTCAAATGGATCGTTTGGAAATATAGTTGATGCTGTAACTGGATGTCCGTTTGGTGCAAGTCCATCACCAAGCAAGTATCCATTATACCCACTCTTTTTAGGACTAATAGCTTCATAATCAACTGTGAAGTTTGTGCTATCTGCAAATACGTTTACTGCATCAGCAGTAACAAACCAATCACCACGTGAACTGCCATCTGGATTTGTTGGTAGTGTATAATACTTATCTGTATCATATCCTGCTTTTGGAACCTCACGTAATGCTTGTTCGATAATAGCATCGTTGATTCCAATTTCTGTGTTGTATGTAGTATTGTTTCCGCCGCCTGGATTATTACCTGGACTATCTGGAATGCCATCACCATCAGTATCAATTGGCGGATTAAGTATATCCTCATACTCTTGTCCAGCTGGCATTGGTGTTGCTTTAACACGCCATAAGTGAGGGAACCAAGTTGGACTGTATCCTTCACTAGCTCGCTGTGCATCTTGCACAACATAAAACTTTCTAAGGTACATTGGATTTGTTAGATCCATAGGATTATAATCTCTCTGGTGAACTATTTCCAATACATCACCTGACATAACTTTGCGGCCCAAACGTTCAATCATGTCGTTTAAGTGGAAAGTTATAAACAGTGTATCATTTTGTAAAAACAATCCAAATTGACTTAAATCAAAATCAATATCGCTTAGTGTGTAAACACCGCGTAGCGGATAAACATCGTCATCATAGTTGCGACTGGTGTTTTCACCCCAAAGCAAATCTTCAATTGTTAACTCATTCCATATATCTGGTTTTGGTTTAGTTGCATCATCACCAGATGTTGCGGATTCTTTAGGACCAATATATTTGTGAATGTTGATAGTAGTGCCACCAACAGTGAATTGCTCGCGTATACGACCATCAAAGAAGCGGTAATCGTGAGTGTGAGCTCCTTCTTTCCATAATGATAATCTTGGCACTGCTATATTCCTTTGTTCATATATTTATAGGTTGACACGTATGAGTTGTATAGTAATATGAAACTATGAAACCTGGAGATAAAACACCATGCACCCCAGTAAAACTCTTACTGCAGGACTATCAAAAAGTTATAGTCCAAATTCGTGATGACGAGGGATTGCGTGCTACACTGTCTAATGTCCTAAAACGGGAAAAAGGATGGACATATAGACGTCCATATAACGACGATTGTGTATATATTGACTTTTGGACAGATAGTGCTAAGTCTATGTTTTTATTGACTTATTCGCACTTAATTGCTAAGTCTTTGAAATTGTACAATAAAAATAATGGTTGACACTCCCCTGTTTTATGCTAAATTAAAGCATAACAAAGGAAAGGGGTTTCCCAATGCGTAATCATGTTGCCAAAAGTTTGTGGACGCCCAAGTTCCGCAAACAAGTAATTAAGTCCAAAAAGGCTTATACTCGTAAAGAAAAGCATAAGGGAAAGATTGATGGTTAAAGCCGCAAAAGCTACTAAAACGGACAAGATTGCACATAAAGCAACTCGTCGTCTAAAAGCACGTTACAGCGAAGCTGAGCTTAAAGCTACAGGTCCGCTGCCAGAGTGGCATGACATGGACAAGCTTACGCCCGAGCAGCACAAAGCACGTTGGCGTGATGCAAAGTTCTTTTATTACTATCATCACGATGCAAAGGAACTTCGTCCTTTCATTGTTGAACTGTACGGCAAAGATTGGAGTAAGAAGCAGCTCAAAGACTTTAACAAAGTCCGCGACGCTGTAATTAGCCCTCACCTCGGTGCTGTTTGCAAGATGGTGCTTGATGGTGCCTGCTGGCCTGAAGGTAGTAAGGAGTGGGCTGACAAGCAGGTAGCAAAGCTACTTGAAGTTGGAGCCGGGGAAGCAGATCCTGATGCACCCAAGGAAGAACCCAAAAGGGTCATCAACATTCAAGATCGCCTTAACGAAATCCGTGAGGAAACAATTGGTGACTTGGAGTGCATTGAGGACGAGTTCATTCGTACTCGCAAAATGCCCAATGTAAACATCATGACTTGGCTGCGTCAGAAGAATGTGCCGCAGCAGATCATCCCTGCTATGATTGATTTTTACGCAGAGCGACTTGCGTTTATGATGGAAGTTAAAGAGGGCAAGGATACTCAACTTAAGGAAGGCTATGCGCACCTTAAGAAGAAGGACATTGATGCGTGGATCAAGTGGTATAACGATATTATTACTGACCTTGATGGGTTTAAGCGTGTTAAGGTTGCTGCACGTAAGCCGCGTATGCGTAAGCCGCAGAGCCCTGAGAAGCTTGCACGTAAGATGAAGTTCCAAAAGGATGCACCTGATCTTGGAGTGACCAGTGTGCAGCCCAAGGAAATCGTTAACGCAACAGTAGTTTGGGTGTACAACACCAAGACACGCAAGCTTGGACGTTATGTTGCAAGCGAGCAAGACAAGAGCATGACAGTAAAGGGCAGCACTATCCTCGGATGGGACCCCAAGCTAAGTATTGCTAAGACGCTCCGTAAACCTGCTGAACAACTTAAGGAGTTCATGGGTAGCGGGAAAGTTCAACTCCGTACCTTCCTCGATAAGATCAAGGCAACTGAGGTGAAGCTAAACGGTCGCACTAACGATCAAACTATAATCCTCAGGGTTGACAAGTAAAGGAGATTGATATGACGGGTTTAATTATTCTTGGACTTATACTTTTAGCGCACGTTCTCATTATCGCTAAAATTGGGTTTGGTGGACTAGTAGTTACCTATGTATTAGGTGCAATTATTTGGGTATTTTTTCCTGGGTATGATACTGGACTTGCTGGACTACTTGCTACTGAAATAGTGTTTGTTGGTTTAATAGCATTTGGTTCACTATTCCCAAGTGGTCCAAAAGGTATTGCTGCTGCTGGCGTAGGTGGTTACCTCGTTGGTCGCGGGCTAGCAAAACTTTAATCAAAAGCGTTGCCATAGCTAAATATTGTTATGGCAACCTTACAAGAGTTAAAAACAGAAGTATTTGATTATGTACGTTATACTTTAGGTGATCAAATAGTAGACGTTGAGTTAGATCCAGTCCATTATGAAACTGCATTAAAGCAGGCATTATTAAAATATAGACAGCGCAGTGCAAATAGCGTGGAGGAAAGCTTTGCCTTTCTTCCACTTCTTACTGACATAGACACTTATACGTTGCCACAAGAAGTGATCAGTGTTAAGCAAGTTTATCGCCGCAGCATTGGATCAACTACATCAACTGGTGCTACACAGTTTGAACCATTTGAAGCAGGGTTTTTAAATTTATACTTGCTACAAAGCGGTCGTGTTGGTGGCTATTTAAACTATGAACTATTTGCTCAATATCAAGAATTAAGTATGCGTATGTTTGGTGGATTTATTAACTTTAAGTTCAACAAAGTTAACAAAGAACTACACATATTTCGTCGTCCACGTAATAGTGATGAAACTGTAATGTTACACACATACAACTATAAGCCAGATGTAACGTTACTTTCAGACTATATGGCATTTCCTTGGATAAAGGATTATACATTAGCAACTTGTAAAATGATGCTAGGCCAAGCTTACGAAAAGTTTGGTACTATAGCTGGACCACAAGGTGGTACTACATTAAATGGATCTTCTTTAAAAACAGAGGCACAAACTATGTTTGATAAACTGGAAGAAGACCTAAAAAATTATGTAGATGGTGGCGAACCGTACAGTTTTATTATTGGCTAATAAAACTTAATTTGTTAATATTTTACTATGATTATTGGAGTTACAGGACTTATAGGTTCTGGCAAAGATACTATTGCCAGTCATTTAGTAGAAAAATATGGGTATGAGAGATATAGCTGGGCAGCCCCTTTAAAAGATATGACTGCTATGCTTTTTGGGTGGGACAGGGATATGCTTGAAGGAACCACGACTGATTTGCGAGCTCAAAGAGAAATTGAAGACGAATGGTGGAGCGTCAAACTAGGAAAAAGTTGGTCACCTAGGTTAGCATTACAAATATTAGGAACGGAAATAATGCGTAATACATTGCATCCTGATATCTGGGTTTTAGCGGGAATGAAGCGCATTGCAGGGAAAACTAATGTTGTTATACCCGACACACGATTCCCCAATGAAATTAAAGCTATTAGAGAAATGGGTGGAGTAATTTGGAATGTTCAAAGAGGTTCAATACCAAATTGGTATTTTAAATTAATTGAACTTAAAAAAGACCCTAATTTTAGTCTTGATATAATTGAATGGTTTATGCGTGAAAATTACCCAGAAGTACATGCAAGTGAGTATAGTTGGGTTGGCACAACATTCGATGCTGTTTTTGAAAATAACAGTACTATTGAAGAGTTAAAGAGAAGTGTTGATTTAATAATCGGGAATTAAATCTAACTTTTTATTTTGTGGAATAGCTGATATTTCAGCTAAACAATTTAAGCAATAAGTTCGTAAATTATCTCTACCAACATTTAACTTATTGCCATCCAAATATACTATTTTAAGCTGTGACGGATGCTTGCTAATAAAGTTGCATCGATCACAGCTTTTCTTTTTGACATAACCGCTTTTAATTAACAATTGATTAGTTAAATCATTTTGCTTTTTATTTTCATTTAAACAAGCACGACATAACTTTCTATAATGTGTTTTATCTTTACGCTTATAATTTATGGCAGCAGGTTTCTTCTTACATTTAGTACATTTTGGGCGCATTAGTATTATTTAAGATTAAAGGTTCTTAAAGGCGAGCAGTTATCAGCTATTTTTTTCCAATATTCACTAAATATGCTTAGTTAAGAAGGAACACCGACAAATGGCATTAGTTTCTCCAGGCGTAGAAATCCAAGTAATTGACGAAAGTCAATATGCACCAACAGCAGTAGGCACAGTACCCCTATTGTTTGTAGCAACAGCCCAAAATAAGCAAAGCCCAAGTGGCAACATTGCTGAAGCAACTGCTCCAGAAAATGCAAACAACCTCTATGTACTAACAAGTCAGAGAGACGTTTTAACATTCTTTGGTAGCCCATTATTTTATAATAACACCAACAACGTACCAATTCATGGTTATGAATTAAATGAATATGGTCTACTGACAGCATATAGTTTGCTTGGTGTAACAAGTCGCTGCTTTGTAATTAGAGCAGACGTTGACTTAGCAGAACTAGCAAGCTTAGGTGATAGACCACTTGCTGCCCCAGCTGATTTGACATATTGGTTAGACCTAACTCCAACACGTTGGGGTATATTCCAGTGGGATGCAAGCGAACAGGCATTTGAAACTATTGTTCCAATTGTTATTACCAACACAGATGACTTAAGTGGCGGTGCTCCAAAGAATACTATTGGTAACATTGGTGATTATGCAATCGTAACAACTAACGATGCTAACCCAGTATTTTACAAGGGTAAAGATGGCAGTGGCGCACTAGTTTGGGCATTAGTTGGTAGCGATGATTGGAGAGATTTAATTCCAACAGTAGCTGGTACAATTTCAAGTCCAACAGATCTACAAATTGGTGATACAATAAGCATCAATAGCAATATTGTTACGCTTACAGGTGATACAATTGATGACGTTGTACTTGATATTAACGGTGCTGCTATTCAAGGTGTAAGAGCACAAAAGATTGCTGGTAAGCTTTATCTTTATGCTACTAGCGATGCAGCTAGCGATGGTAGCACTTTTGATGGTGTAGTTAGTATTTTTGATGATAGCGGAGAAACTCTAGTTGCTCTTGGTATTACTCCAGGTGATTATGCTGTTCCAACTACACAATTAAGCAAGCACACTAATGTGCCGCAGTGGAAGGCAAACGACTCAACTCCACGCCCAAGTGGTTCTGTATGGGTAAAGACTACTGCTCCAAACTTTGGTGCAAGTATTGCTGTAAAGCGTTACAATGCGCTAACAGAAACTTGGCAACTTCTTCCAGTTCAATTAGAAGCAAATGATTGGGCAGCAAATAAGTTCTTTGATCCGCTACGCGGCGGTTCAGGTATACCTGTTGGTACTGTTTATACACAGTACGATGTAACAGGACAAGGATATGTAACTTATAAGTTATTTGTTCGTGCAAGACAAGGTGTTACAATTGTAACTGGAAATGAAACAAATCCAAGTATATTAATTGGTGATGAACTTGCAATTGCTTACAGTGTTCCAAATAGTGAAAACTTAACTGATCCAGTTATAATTACAATGACTGGTGAAACAGCAGAGGACTTTGTAGAAGATATTCTTGCTGCTGGTCTTGACTATGTTAGCGCACAGGTTAACCCAGATGGTAGTGTTGCATTAATACACACTGCTGGTGGAGTTTTAGCAATTGCGAACGTAACAGGTAGCCCACTAGACGATGTTGGTATTACAGAAACAACTGATTTCTGCCGCGCAGCAGATAATGTAACATCTGAAGGTTCAGTACTATTTGATGAGCAAACAAATGCTATCATCGTAAGTAACTGGGTTGCTGAAGAATATACAGCAAGTGCTATTGCTCCAGGTCGTGATCCTGCAGATAGAACTAAGTGGTATTGGGGTGAAGTCGGCGAAGCCGACGTTATGATACACGATGGTTCAAGCTGGAAAGGTTATCGCAACGTAAGCATTGATGCACGTGGATTTAACTTAACTAACACTGACCCAAATGGTCCAATATTTTCAGTAACTGAACCAACACAACAAAGTGACGGTTCAAAACTTGAATACGGTGATCTTTGGATTGATACTAGCGATTTAGAAATGTATCCAAAGATTTATCGTTGGAGCATTATTAATGGTGAGCAAAAGTTTGTTCAAATTGATAACACTGATCAAACATCAGAAATGGGTATACTTTTTGCTGATGCAAGATTTATGGGTGACTCAACAAGTGATGTTGTTAATGACGTTATACCATCAATTAGCGAAATGTTAAACAACAATTACGTTGATTTAGATGCTCCAGATCCACTACTTTATCCACGTGGTATGTTGCTATTCAACACAAGACGTTCAAGCTTTAACGTTAAAGAATTCCGTCGTAACTATTACAATGCAGAAGATTTCCCAGGTGAAGTTCTTCCAACTGAAACTAACCAGTGGGTAAGCATTAGTGGTTCAAGAGAAAATGGACATGCTTACTTTGGTCGTAAAGCACAGCGTAACGTAATTGTAACTGCTATGCGCGCCGCAATAGATACTAACACTGAAATACGTGAAGAAATGCGTGAGTTTAATCTCGTTGCTGCTCCAGGTTATCCAGAGTTGATTCCTAACATGATTCAGCTTAACAATGATCGTAAGCAAACTTCATTCGTAGTTGGTGACAGCCCATTCCGTATTCCAACAGAAGGCACTACACTTACACGTTGGTTGCAGAACAGCAACTTAGAAGGTGTTGAAACTGAAAACTCACTTGTTACTAGAGATCCATATTTAGGTGTTTGGTATCCAAGCGTATTAGGTGCAGACTTAGCAGGTAACTTGGTTGCTATGCCACCAAGCTTTGCAGTATTGCGTATGATTATCCGTAGTGATCAAGCTGCTTATCCTTGGTTTGCTCCAGCAGGTACACGTCGTGGTGTGCTTGATAACGTAACACGTCTTGGTTATCTAAATGACGAAGGTGAATTTGTAAGCGTTGGTGTACGTCAAGGTATACGTGACATACTTTATGAGAACAACGTTAACCCACTAACATTTAATCCGGTTTCAGGTATTATTGCTGATGGTCAAAAAACACGTCACAGTGGATTCTCAGCGTTGGATCGTATCAACGTAGCACGTTTGATTGTTTACATGAGAACACAGCTTGATAAGATTGTAAAACCATTCTTGTTTGAACCAAACGATAAACTTACTAGAGATGAAGTAAAGGGTGTAGTTGATAGATTCTGCAACGACTTAATCGCAAAACGCGCTCTATACGATTACCTAGTAGTTTGCGATGAATCAAACAACACACCTGATCGTATTGATCGTAATGAACTTTACATTGACATAGCTATTGAACCAGTTAAGGCAATTGAATTCATTTACATTCCAATTCGTATAAAGAACACAGGTGAAATTGGTAGCGGCAATATTGCTTCAAGTAGGCCAATCTAATGATAAATCAAATGTATAAATATTTAGGTAATAGGAGATAACAATGGCCGTAGCAAGCTTAACAAGATTTACAGTACCATTGGCAAGCGATCAAAGCGCACAAAACCAAGGTCTGTTGATGCCAAAGCTCAAGTATCGCTTTAGGGTAATATTCGAGAACTTTGGTGAAACTGCCGATAGAACAGAACTTACAAAACAAGTTGTAAGTGCTGGTAGACCTGAAGTAAGTTTTGAAGAAGTAGTACTAGATGTTTACAACAGCAAGATTAAGCTTGCTGGTAAACCAAGTTGGAATGATATACAAATTGTCATTAGAGATGATGCACTTGGTACAGTTTCTAGAATGGTTGGCGAACAGCTACAAAGACAGTTTGATTTCTTTGAACAAAGTTCAGCACAAGCAGGCATTGTTTATAAGTTTACAACTAAAATTGAAATGCTTGATGGTGGTAATGGTGCAGATACTCCTATCCCATTAGAAACATGGGAACTATATGGTTGCTACCTTACTACTGTTGGTTATGGTGATTTGAACTATGGTGAAAGTAATCCAGTTGAACTTACTTTAACTGTAAAGTATGATAACGCACTTCAAACTCCACAAGGTACCGGCGTTGGTGCTGCTATCGAACGTCGTCAAGGCGCAACAGCTACTGGTTAATATTACCTTACATCTCCAAACAAGCCCAGTTCAAAAAGCTGGGCTTTTTTATTGGCTATAAATATATTAGTAACTTTAGGAATTAGAATTGGCTAAAAATCCAATACCAGTACCAAGACTTCGACCAGATAATTTACGTAACCCAAATGGTGGTAACGCAGATATTTTTAGGTTAAGGGACTATACTCACGCTGCTAAAACATTTTTAGCAGAACCTGGTTATGTAATGGCACCAAAACATGGATTTCTTTTCCATGTTAGATTTGTTTTTAATCCACCAGGTCAAAGTCAAAATGGCGAAAGAAGTAAAACAATATCTGTATTGTGCAAGAGTGCAGATTTACCAAAGTTCAATATAGAATTTGAAGAGTTAAACAAATACAATAAAAAAGAAGTTATTCCTAAAAAGATTAAATATGAATCTTTGACACTTACATTTCACGACGATGTAAAAAATACAATACGTGATATGTGGTTAGCTTACAATACATACTATAGTGCAGATGCAGGTGTTACACCTGAAGCTTGGTCACAAGATGATACATATTTAGAAGATCGTATTTTTAATCGCTATGGTTTAGATAATAATCAAACTGTAAAGCTTATTAAGAGTGTAGATATCTACAGCATGGGCAATCACAAGTACACCAAGTATAGTTTAATTAATCCACTCATAACTAGTTTTGATTTTGATCGTCATGAATATAGTGACGGCGCAAAAGTAATGGAAACACAAATACGTTTAGACTATGAAACTGTGTTATATTATGAAGGTAGCACAGAGGAAATACCAGGTTTTGGTAAAGATAGTCCATACTATGATAATCAATTTAGTACGCTAGGAGAAAGTCAAACTAATCCATCAGAAGCAGCAATACAAAAGATTGAAACTGCTATTGCTAAAGCTGCTCCGCAAAAAATTGTTCAACCATATTTGAATGAAATTAAAACTTTACCAGTAAGAATAAGTCCAGATCAAATTTCTGCTATACGAGCAGTAGCCGCAAACAGCATACAAAATTTACAACGATTTAGTTTTCCAACAGCTAACGAAATTAAAAATTTATCTAGCTTAGTTGACTTAACAGGACGAAACAGATTTAATAGTCAAGGAAGAATTGCAAGTGTAGGTGTTGTTACAAGTAATGGTAACCAAGTTAACACTAGACCACCTAGCAGCAACGGATTGCAAACTTCAGGTGCACAAGATGTATCAAAGTTAATAGTAAATGCTATCATTCCTGCTGGACTAACACTTTCCGAACAACAAAAATTCTTACAGTCTTATCCTCCGTTACCTTCAACTGATAACAGAACAAGGTTACCGCCATATGTCTAATAATACACCAAAAACAACAGATAATTTTAATACGTCATCATATTTTAATGGTTATTATAAAACTAACTTACCTGTTAATGGTCAACAATATGACGCTGTGTTAACTTTTTTCTTAAAAAAAACAAGTGGCAATAAAGTTGCTGCCGAAGCATTGGCAGCAAGCGTAATAACAATAGCGCAAAACAGGGGTATAAACCCATTAAGCATCGTAGATGATTTTAAGAATTATAAAGATAATGATAGCTTTAAAGCAGCATTGTTAGCTTTATTAAACACAGAACGCAGAACAACAAGCAAGTTGGGATACAGCGTAACCCCAGAAGCAAATCCATATATTGTTAGGAATATTGGAAAGTAATGGCTAACAAAAAATGGTTGCAAGGTAAGTTTACCATTAAAAATCCTGAGAAATATGTTGGTACAAATACACCAACATATCGCTCCAGCTGGGAATTTGCTTTTATGCAATTTTGTGATAATCATCCTAACATTATTAATTGGGCAAATGAAGCGATTAAGATACCATATCGTAATCCATTAACTGGAAAACAAACTATATACGTGCCTGATTTTTTAGTTGTTTATCAAGATAAAGATGGCACTCAAAGAACAGAGTTGGTTGAAATAAAACCAAGCAGCCAAACAACATTGGAAAGTGCTGGCAAAAATAGACAAAATCAAGCAGCAGTTGCAGTTAATATGGCAAAATGGCAAGCAGCAAACGCATGGGCAAAACGTGCAGGCATCACTTTTAGAGTTATATCAGAAAGTGACATATTTAGAAACACTAAAGGCACTAAACGTCGCTAAGTAATTACATGACTAAGAATTTAGAAAATTTTTTTAATTTACCAACAGCAGAAGAAACAGAAGAGCTATCGCAAGCAGAACTTGTTGAGGTATTAAAGGAAGCTGAAGAGATTGACGATAAGATGAAGGGTATTGTTGATCTTAGTTCCAGTGATAAAGAAATGGATGACATTGCGGATAAGGCAATGGAAACATTTAAGGATTTGATGGATCTTGGTATGAACGTTGATGCAAGAGCAGCCGCCCCTATATTTGAAGCAGCTACTAAATTGATGGGACATGCTGTTACAGCTAAAACAGCTAAAATAGATAAGAAGTTGAAGTTGTTGGACATTGAACTTAAAAAGCGTAGATTAGATCATCAAATAGCACAAGATACAGGCAACAACGAAGATGCAGGAGATGTTGAGGGTACTGGTCGTATACTAGATAGAAATGAGCTTTTGAGGATTATCAAAGGCAATTGATAATGATTTTTGCTAAATATGATATCGAGAGGTATCTTAGCAATGAAGAGCTTTACAGAATTCTTAACAGAATCAACTAAACAGTATAATTTCCGTATAAAAGTAGCTGGCACACTATCAGATGAGCAAGTTGATAGACTTGAATCAGCAATGGAAAAATGGGGTTTACAAAGCATTAATAAACCAAAAGTAACCCCAATTCAAAAGCATCCAGTAGATTTTACTAATCTAAAAGAAATTGAAGTTAGCATTATGGATATGACGCTAGATTATCCGGCAACTCCACAAGAAATTATTGCTAGAATAGCAGAGTACTGCACACTAAATCCAGAGTATGTCAAAGTATTCAATAGCGATGATCCAAATGTAGCAGAGATGGAAGAACGTGCAGAGGAAGCAGAAGAAGAGTACGAAGTTCAACTTACTGCTCCATATCCAAAGAGCGATAAGAATCTTCCATATGGTGATAAGTTTAATCAAAAATTCCTTAAGGATCAAAAGCGTAAACCTGCATTTAAAGTAGCTGGCGGCAATACTTCAAAAGTTCAAAGCACTAATGATTTACCACAAGGTAAGTCAAGTCCAATTAGTGGTCGCAAAGGAAAATAATCTATGAAAATTAATTCCAAATTAATGGGGTTTGCTGCTGGAACAAAAGTGTTGATGGCAGATGGAAAAGAAAAAGCAATTGAAGACATTAATGCTGGTGATGTTGTATTAAGCTTTAATCAACTTGATGCTTTTGGTGTTCTTGAACCTAAAAAAGTTTTAAACACTTATAAAAGATTAGATCGCAATCCACTTAAAGTAAAAGTTCATAACAGCGATATTGAGCTAACTGTAGCAGAAGGTCAGTTGTTTATTAATCCAGGATCAGACTGGAAAAATGCTACTAACATTAATGAAATTATAGACGGCGAAGGCAACGTTCATAAGTTTGATGTAAGTAGAATTAGTAGAGGTAAGCACGCAATATACGACATTATTGTTGAAGATAACCACAGCTTGATTGCTAATGGTGTGCGTGTACACAACATGACTTATAGTATTGCTGATGTAATTGCTGGTCGTAACTTAGCCGGTAGTGATATACAGTCTGGTCCAATCGGTAATTACAATTACAGAGGGGATTACGATAACAATAATAGAAATTATTCACAAGGCAATAGTAAAAAGAAAAAATCAAATAAAAGAAAAAACATTAAACCAGAACCAAAAATTGATGGATTACAAGCTGGTGCAAAGCTATTATCAAGCATTGAAGATTTAACTGATCTGTTAAGTGAGATTATTGATGAAACAACCCCAGCAAACTTAACTATACTTAAACTTGTTGTACAACAAAGTGTAGACAACATTGTTAATTATCTTGCAAGTTTTGGTGCAAGCATACTAAACGCAACAATGTCTGCATACGATAAATCAGAAATATTAGTAATGACAGCAGATATGACACAAGCTGCTGTTGCTATGCGTAAACCATTTGAAGAAACAGTTGTAAGCGCAAGCGGTAAATTAATTGCTGCAACACAACTAAAATTGTTTGAATTACAAATTGCGCGTATGAATGGTATATTAGAAACATACTTAGGTCCTGCAGAAGCAGATGAGAAATTATTTGATGTTAATAGAGATGGACAAGATGTGTCTGGGTCTAAAAGCAGAAAAAATGCAAATTCAAGAAGTAATGATGGGCGTTATGGATCTAGCGGTGGAAACAATAGATCTAGCGGTGGATCTAGTGGAAACAACAGATCAATCGGAAAAACTACTGGCGGCGGGCCTGCTCCAGCAAAAAATACAAAAGTAGGTGGTCCAACTCAAAAAGTAAAATCTCCTGCAGGACCAAGTAAAGCCCCAACACCAACAGCAAGACCTCAAGGGTTAAGCAGGCCTGTTGGCAGCCCAAGCAACCTACGCTCTGATTCAGCAGCAGGTTTAAGAGCTGGCGGGGGTGTTCAATCGCCAAATCAAACAGGACCAAATAAAGGATTAGGTTCAGTTGGTAGTACAGCTAAAACTGGAATGGCAAGCCAAGGTGCAAGTTATAGCGGACCAGCAAGTGCAGGTGCAGCTCAAAAAGCACAAGCTCAATCTAGAGCAACAGCAAATGCTAGAGCAGCAGCTACAAGTTCAGCAACTAGAAATTCTTCTAACTTCTGTTTTGCTTACGGAACAATGTTTAAAATGGCAGATGGCAGCTTAAAAGCAATACAAGATATACAAGTTGGTGATAACATGTTGTTAGGCGGACGAGTCACAACAACAATGATTTCTGATGGCATGCTAGAAGATTGGTATATCTACAACGGTGTAAAATTAACTGGTTCGCATCCTGTACTTGACAGAGACGGTGTATGGAAAAAAGTTTACGAAACAGATATAGCTATACCAACAACACAAGAGGAACTAAACTATATCTTAATCAACGAAAATCACAAGATGATTTCACACAACGGCGAAATATTTACTGATTATTTCATGGTAGGTATGGAAAATCAAATTAGAGCTGAAATGTATCATAGGGATTTTGATAATATGTTTAGAATACTAAACAATCAACCAGTAATGAGAGAATCATAATGGGCATAGAAATTATAAATATTAAACGTAGACCTAGTTCAGGTGGAGGAAAAGCAAACGGTACCAGCGGTGCTAAAACTAACACCCACACTGTACGGGCAGAAGATTTGAGGATACATAAACCAATAGTAGGTCAAGGTGGACTTAGTATGGTATTAAAGTTAAAGTAAGGGGAAAGAAATGATAAACGCACAAGTAGTTGGATTTGCAGAAGGTACGCCAATATTAATGGCAGATGGTACTTGGAAAGCAATTGAACAAGTAAAGCAGGGTGATTGGGTTATGAGTTTTGATCCAAAAATTGAAAATAGCCCCTTAGAACCACAAAAAGTTGTTGATACAGTATCAACGATGCACAGAGATTGTATTGAGATACATGCCAATGGAAAAGTTACAATTGTAGCAAAAAACCAATTATTCTTTACCCCTGGAGCAAATTGGGCACCTGGTTACGAAACAAAGCAAATTATAGATTACTCAGGTTACGCACAAAATATTCAAACTCGTAAGGTGCGCGGCGGAAAGTTTAAAGTTTTTGATCTGCAGGTTGAAAAAACACACAGTTTAGTAGCCAATGATCTTAGAGTACACAACTTTATATTTGGATTATTTGGTATTACAATTAAAAGAAAAGTAGTTCAAAGACCTCAACCAGTTGTAACTGCTGGTAAACCAGGTAAACCAGTAAGTGTTACTACAACTACAAATGGCAGAACAACTACTGTAGTTGTAAACCCAAGTCCAGGTAGCAGTGGTCAAATTAGTGTAGGCGCAAGCGGTCAAATTAGTGTTCGTCAAAATGCAGTTCCTGGTCTTCCAATAAGTGAATACGCTTATTATCAACCACCGGTAGTATTACCATATCCTGGTGGTAGTTATGTACATGATCGTGCGCTAAATGCTGAAATTATTCGTAGCAGTGTTTGCGGGAATATACTAGATAAAGGCAACAACTATCGTGTTACAAGAAATGATGAAATTGCATGGGAAGCTGAAATCGATACTATGATTGCTGAACTTAACACAATCAAAGATTTAAGAGTTCCAGTATATACTGGTCCATATAGAACTGGTACTGGTACGTTTATAAGAAGAGACACAACGTCTATCAATGATGCAATTAATGCTGCTCAAGCTCTTAAAAGAGAAATACGCGCAGGTCGCAGGGTCTCAACCGGTGTGATCAGACAAAACTGTGATAAGATTGCAAGTATTATAAACAGAGTAAGAACTAGTGTACCTGATATTAGCAATCCTGTTGTTATTATACCAGGTTCTCCTCCTGCTCGACCAGTAGTAGTAGTACCAGGTCCAAGTAACTATCACACAGATAGAATTTATGAAGATGATGCAAACTATAGTTATATGCTACGTTTAGCAAGTGGTTGCTCATATGTATATGATCCACCAAATGCTCCAGCAAATACTAAAATTAGATATTACAAGCACTGGGATCCAGTTGCCAACAAGTATTATTATGACCGTGTAAGCAGTGGTGCAACTTGTACTACTTTTGGCGGAAACACTCAGGCTTAAGGAAAATATAAATGGATATGAAATCATTATTAGATAAGATGACTCAACTGTCACAAGTTGACGAAGCAAAACCAGACTTTCTTGATTTAGATAAAGATGGAGACAAGAAAGAACCTATGTCAAAAGCCGCTAAAGAAAAAGGCGATGGCAAAGACGATAAGAAAAAAGTAGATGAAACTTCAGAAAAGATGTTGTCTAAAATGAAAGACAACGACTTAATGAAACATCGTCGCGATGCGAAAGCAGATGCTAAAAAAGAAAAAGAAGATAAAAAAGTAGATGAAGCAATTGCTATTCAAGCTGATGGCAATGAAGCAATGGCACTACTTGATATTCTTAAGTTAGCAGGTCGCCCAGAACCACAACCAATGACAATGGGTGGATGCGGCATGACAGAAGCTGATAGAGATCCAACTTATGCCAATTCTCCAGATGAAATGGTAGCTGATATGGATGCTGCTGTTCCAAGTGGTAACGACATGCATCGTGAAAAAGATAGTTGGCGTGCTGCCGCTGGTGCAGATAACCCAATGATTGCACAAATGGAAGGCAAGCTTGCTAAGATGTTTGAATCTTTGTCAAAAGAAGATGATGATGAGGATGATGACGACGAATGGTATGATGCAAAAGGTAAAAGATCTAAGAGCGGTGCATATGATGCAGGTGGGCACTATCATGCTGATCGCGATGCAGATAAAGTAAAAGCAACATTTTCATCTAAAAAGAAATAAGGATCTTACTCAATGAGTCTTAAAAAGTACTTAACAGAGGCTGAACTAGCAGCCGTTCAGCCCATAACTGGTGACGCATTTGACATCAGTATTAGAGAACTTACTAATATTGAAACTGTAGTAGTTGAGCATACTGAAGGTAGTATCACTATACAGTTAGATGATACTGCTATTAAGATGTTAGAAGAATGCGGTTGTACTTTTGAAGATGAACAACTTGATGAACTTGCGCCAGTAATTGGCGCATTAGCACGTGGCGTTGCTGCTGGAGCAGGTGCTCTCGCTAGAGGTGCTGCTAAAGCTGCCGTTGGTACTGGGGTTAAGGCTGCTGCTGATAAGTTGGATAAAAAACTGTTTGGTCCTCGTCCTAGCGAAGGTGATTATGAATATGAAGAATCTGTTCGCGAGCAAGACGAAGATGAAGAAGACTATAGTCCACAAGTAGGTGATATAGTACAAGTAGTATACGAAACAGAACATGAAGGGCACTACGGCGAAGTTGTTGAATTAGCACCAAGCGGCGAATGGGCTTATGTTCAATTTAAAGACGGTGATATTGAAGCATATCATGGAAGCGATCTTCGTCAAGCAACTGAACAAGAGGAAGAAGAATACTACTATGGTTCAGAAGATGAATTTGAAGAAAGCTTAAACTCTATCCGTAAACTTTCAGGTATGGCACCAAAAGAAGCAGTAAAGGAAGAAAGTTACGATAAATCATCTGGCAGTCCATATGATCGCGGCGCTGCTGATAGCTATTACGGAAGAAAAGCTCGCCCACATAAAATGGTCCCAGCTAGTGACGGTGTAAAAGGTCAGATGCAAATGGTATCATTAACTGATCCAAAAGAAATTGCTGCTTATAATGCTGGTTATAGCGAAAATGATGACCGTAAAAACTACGGCGAAGGTATTGAAGATTGGAATATGAAGGTTACATCAATACCACGTACAGAACCATTTCAACTTAAGAAGATTGTTGTTAAGTCAAAATTTGGCAAAACTTATACATTTGACACAGAAGAAGATGCTCGCAGGCATTTTGGTAGCAACTGGGATTCAAAGATTAATAATCCAGAATGGCGTGCAGCAAATGGCTGGAAACTGGAAATGAATAATACTAAGCCAGTAGATGAAGCAGAATACCGTGGTCGTAAGGTATCACTCGGTAAACCAATGCAAGGCGATGTCGCTAAGTTTAAAGTATATGTAAAAGACCCAAAAACTGGTAATGTAAAGAAGGTCAACTTTGGTGACAAAACTATGCGTATTAAAAAAAGCAATCCAAAGCGCCGTAAGAGTTTCCGTGCAAGACATCGTTGTAAAAATCCCGGTCCTAGAACAAAAGCTCGTTACTGGTCATGCAGAGCTTGGTAATGAATTACATTATCTATAAAATTCAAAACAATATAAACGGCAAATATTACATTGGACGACACGCGACTAAAAACACACATGATTCATACATGGGAAGCGGTCGTGGAATTAGAAATGCTATTTCTAAATATGGAATAGAAAATTTTACTAAAGAAATTATTGCTGTTGCAGACAGCGCAGAAAAACTATGGGAATTAGAAAAAGAAATAGTAAATGAAGATGTAGTTAAAGATCCAATGTCATATAATGTAGCCTACGGTGGTAAACATTATTTGCACGGGCTAAAAGAATACAACTACGATGCATTTATTGAACACCAAAGAAAAGCAGGTCAATCTTACGCAAAAAATTTTAAAGGTAAGGAAAAGCAGTGGCATCAAAAAGGTGGAGCAACCTCTTCCCGTATGAGAAGCGAACAATACATTTACAAAATTACAACTAATATTGGCGAAGAATTTATTGTAAACGGTATACAATTTAAAGAACTGTGTAAAGAAAAAGAGTGGAATTATAATACGCTTCATTGGAAACAAAGTATAGGCAGAATTATTGCTAAAGGAAAACATAAAGGATTTCTTGTAGAACAAATAAGTAGTTACAGGAAGTAAAATGCGAGCAAAAGATTTCATAACTGAGGAAAGCAGAGGCATAGAACCATATGATGAAAAGCGTCTCGCTAACATCATGGTGTTGCCAGATATTGATCAGTTTTATGATTTCTATCGCTTTATGATTGCCGTTGCGTGCAGTCCAGAAACACCTTCTCCTGATAATGATTTAAACAATCGCCCCGCTGCTGTAGCATACACACTAGAAGATGAAAAGAAGCTAAAGCACGCTCTGAAATTAATGAGCAAGACGGGTAAATGGATGGCAAGTGGGGAAGCACACGAACCAAATGACACAAGTGTAGTAAGCCCAGTTGCTAAAATAAAAAAGAATAAGTACGGAGTATAACCGTGCTACTTAACGAATTATTTTTACAAGAAGATAACGCTGAGATGAGAGATCTTATGGCAGTTGCGTATTATCTTTCACGTTGGTTTGCTAGTCCTAAGTATGATGGATTAGCCAAAAAGTATTCTTTAACAATAAAAGAAATTGAAAAAATATTTGGCGAACCTGCTCCTAAGATACAAACAAAATCAGTAAACTGGTTATTGTTTAAAGAATTTCCAGGTGAATCTTATGAACCGCTAAGATTTATTGCTAACCATCCAAATCTTGTTGGCAAACATGATTTTGGTGGATATACACCTCCACCGCATTATATAGTAGCAATTAATACAGATCTTCTTACTAAAAGAGGAAAAACAACAGCAAGCACATTACTACACGAACTTGATCACGCATTAATAGATTTAAAGAGTCGCGGACAAGCGATGGGTAATTATGCGACCCCAACAGACAAAGATTCTTACAAAGTCTATCTTCAACACCCAATGGAAGTTAATGCACGCTTTGCACAATCTCTTTGGGACTTAGCAGTAAGATACGATAAGATTTCAAAAGACAACTTACTTCCAACTATTAAAAATGTTTTTAATGCTAACCAAATTAATCAAGAAGTTATAACAGATCCTAAAAAGTATAAAAGACTCATTGTTAGGTCATATAAGTTTTTAGATGATGTTGGTCAAATTATTGATATTAAGAAAACAGATAAACCTACATTTGTACAACGTGTAAAGAATTTAATTAGAAAGTGGTTACCGCAATGAGAGATTTGATTGATATTATTGATGGCAAAAAATTAAATGAATCGCAGCAACTAAATGAATGGGCATTTTTACTTCCAGCAATTGCTGCCGCAGCGCGTGTTGGTGCGCCTGCACTAGGGAGATTTTTGTTTGGACAAACAATTAAACAAGCACCAAAGATCGCAGGAAAAGCTGCTGTAGGTGCTGGTAAAGTTTTACTAAAAAATCCAGGTAAGGCAGTCGCTGCTGCTGGCGGTTATTATGTGTATAAGACTGTAGACGAGGCAATAACTGCTATAACTGATTTAGTTGGAACTCTTTTAGATGCAACTACAATTAAAGCATTAGCTTTAGTTGTAATTAAGTATTCAATTCCTGTTGCTGCTTTAATCGCAATATTGTACGGTGGTAAGATATTGCACGACTACATGAATCAAGCAGAACAACCAACAAATGGATGATTTAGATCAGTTAAAGCGTTTAGCAGGTATTGGCAATAGACCAAATTGGACTGCTTATGAAGGAATTAATATCTCAGTGTCGGGAACAGAAAAGGCTCAACTTCAGCGTGAGCATAAAATTGAGCCTGGAACACAGGAGTGGTTCAAACTTTGGTTCTCTCTTCCATACTTAACTGGAGAGAAACCTATTTAAGTTGTTCAATATATGGGCGCCAGCTTTCATGTTTAATATGAAAGTTAAGATGCTCAATGTTGTTATTGATCAAATGCCATACTTCAGGTTTAAATGGTAAACGGCGAGGTTGTACCATCTTGTTACCCTTCTTGAAGTTACAATCACCACAAGCAGCAACAACGTTTGTCCACTCAGTCTTGCCACCCTTACTTACTGGAACAACGTGGTCAATAGTAAGTTCATGTGCATCAAAACTATCACCGCAATATTGGCAAGTATAAAGATCACGTAAGTACAAGTTCTTACGAGAGAAACGAACTCCCTTCTTATACTTCATATACTCTTTTGTAATGGCTAATGCAGGAACGTTAATAGTCATGCTGGGACTGTGGACTTGCCAATTATCATATTCTTCAAGAATTGTAATACGGCCCATAAAGCTTAACTTAACAGCTTGCTGCCATGGAATTGTGCTCAATGGCAAATAGCTTAATGGTCTATAATCCGCGTTCAAAATTAAACAGTCACTCACGACATTCTCCAATAAATATTTACATGACCAAACAAACGTTTGATGAAAGATTGACTACAATCCAAATATATTACTATATTCCGGATTACCAAAGCTTACTCCAAGAGTTTATATGGCAAACTGTGGATAGTCAACCGGATTTCCCTAGAACGCACCAATTTTTGAACTATTGGCGCTGTAATATAGATGCACGTATACATACTATATATTTGGCACACATCGATTTGTGGGGAAATTTGACTTTTAAAAACATTACTAAGGAAATAAATTAATGCCAGGACCAATGGAAAGTGTGCTTGTTAAAAAAGCACACAAAAAGCATACCTATACCGACAAGCAAATAGCAGAATTTGCAGCATGTATGGATCCAGTTACAGGTCCAGAATATTTTATGCGTAACTTCTTTTATATACAGCACCCAACACGCGGTAAAATAAAGTATGTGCCATTTGATTATCAAGTTGATTTGATACACAATTATAATACATATCGTTTTAGTATTAACATGTTAGGAAGGCAGATGGGTAAAACTACTACTGCCGCTGGTTATCTAGTTTGGTACGCTATGTTTGTTCCAGACAGTACAATATTAATTGCTGCTCACAAATACACGGGTGCTCAAGAAATTATGCAGCGTATACGCTATGCTTATGAAGCAGTGCCAGATCATATACGCTGCGGTGTGGTAAGTTACAACAAAGGTAGCATTGATTTCGATAACGGTAGTCGTATCGTAAGTGCTACCACTACAGAAACAACTGGTCGTGGTATGTCTATCTCACTACTATATTGCGACGAGTTTGCATTCGTTAGACCAACTATTGCTAGAGAGTTTTGGGCTTCTATTAGTCCTACACTTGCTACTGGTGGTAAAGCAATTATTACTTCAACTCCCAACAGCGATGACGATCAATTCGCATTTATATGGCGTGAAGCAAACAAGCGTATGGATGAGTATGGTAATGAAAAAACAATTGGGCGCAACGGTTTTGCTAGTTATCTAGCAACATGGGATAAGCATCCAGAGCGAGGAGATGAATGGGCAAGTCAAGAACGATCTGCACTTGGAGAAGAACGTTTCCGTCGTGAACACAACTGTGAGTTTATCATTTACGATGAAACACTTATTAGTCCATTACTGCTTTCAGAAATGGAAGGTGGAGATATATTAATGAAGCAAGGGCAAGTGCGTTGGTTTGAACGACCAAAGCAAGGCAACTTATATCTTGTTGCGCTAGATCCAAGTTTAGGTACAGGTGGCGACAATGCTGCTATTCAAGTATTTTGCTTGCAAGGTATGAAGCAAATAGCTGAGTGGATGCATAACAGAACACCAATTATTCAACAAGTTGCTATACTTCGCGAAATTACAAAATACATAACAGATGAAACAGGTGATTTAAACAACATCTATTACACAGTGGAAAATAACACACTAGGCGAAGCAGCATTACAACAAATAGCTGAAGTTGGCGAAGAGAATATTAACGGATACTTTATGACAGAACCAGCGATGACTGGTGTTAGTAAACGTTATAGAAAAGGATTCAACACAACTAACACTAAGAAGCTTGCTGCATGTGCTAAATTAAAGCATTGGTTAGAAACACGCAAAATGAAGATTTACAGCAAACCACTTATAAGTGAATTAAAAACATACGTTAGTGCAGGTGCAGGATATGCTGCTAAATTGGGTGAAAAAGATGACCTAGTTGCTGCTACACTTCTTATAGTTCGTATGGCAATATTATTGAAACAATATGATAGTGAAGCCCATGCAGAGCTAAAGGACTCAATTGATGACATAATTGAGCCCATGCCATTCATTGTAATGTGATGCTAGTTTATAAAAAAAATTACTAAATACACACATGAAACCAGTTGATAAAACCAGCGAAGATTTATTTCAAAAACTACGTAGTCGTTTTAGTCCAGTAAGTATGGGCGACGAAAATGCTGATGAAACTGCTACTCCAGCAGATGCTCGTATCTTTAACTTTATGTATAAAGAAAATGGTGAAGAAATAGGGTACATCAGTATAAGCATAATTGATAACCGTAGTTTTAAAGTATATTACGGAACAGATCTAGTTGATCGTATTCAAAACAAGACCGACTGGTATAATTTATTAAAAGAATTACGAATGTTTGCCAAGCGTAATCTAATGAGCTTTGATGCAAGAGACCTTGCTAAAAATCAACTTGAACCAAGAGACTTTAAATTTATTAGTAGTCAAGATAAAACTTATAAGGAACATGAAGTGACTGTATCAGAAAGTGTAATGTTTGGTAGTCGTCGTAAGAGCTATCAAACAATGGAAAACGTAAAGATGATTGTAAATCATCGTAAGTCAATTGATGAAACAATCCCAGGCGCACGCAGCCGCTATATTGAAAGCATCTACTTAGAGCGTGCTGACGGCGAACGTTACAAGTTCCCTTATAATTATCTAACTGGTGCACGAGCAATGGCACGTCACGTTAATGAAGGTGGCAATCCATACGATGATATGGGTAAGCATATTGTTAACATGATCAAAGAAATGCGTGATCTTAGCAAGTTTGCACGCCGCACTAAGAAACATGCCATGGAAGATGAAAATGCTGGTGGAATTCGTAACAGCGTAGTTGAGCGTTTCCACAGCATGAAGAAGCAACTTGGTGCTATGAGTGTAAAAGAAGGATACGCTCGTTTTGTTGAAAACTTTAGCGCAGAAGAAGCACTTGTAGAAGACGATGCAATCAATCAAATCAAAGAAAGATTTACACAACAAGTATTCGATACACAGTTAGAAGATACGCTACCTGCTGTTATGAAAGCAATTAAGGAAGCACAAATGAAGCAAGTTGCTGAAGCAAACACAACAATTCCTAGTTTGATTAAGAGCAGTCCACTTGTATTGCGTAAGGATGATGCTGCTGATAACATGTTCCGTACAACTAAGTTTACTGATGGTGCAGGATTGCTTGGATTTATTTTAAGTGATATCGCAAGTCGCGCTATTGGCGACAATGCAGATGAAATTGCTAACTTTGCTTCCGATGCAGCAGAACGTGTTCAAGATAAAGATTATGATCAAGGTGATAAGCAAACAGCAATGATGCTTGCCAAGAAGTATATGGATGATGTTAAGAAGATGACATCAGATCCAAGCTACAAAGATGAAGTTCGTATGGATCCAAAAAACATCTACGGTAAGATGAAAAAGCGTGAAGGCGGTTTCCACGAATCAGAAGCTTACGAAGCATGGGCAAACGATTTAGTTCCAGAAAATAGCGTAAAAAAAAAGTTTGAAGCAACTACACAAGGTACAGTAGGCACACAAGGTACACAAGCGCCAGCAAATGTTGGACAGGCACTTCGTGATCCTAACTTACAAAAAGCCGCTAAAAATGTTAGTCGTGTAACACAAGCTGCTGGTATTAAAGCGCCTCCTAATCAAATTGCACAAGGCATGGCAGCACAAGCTACTGGTAAGATGCCACCAAAACAAACTATGCAAACAATTGGTGGACTTGGTAATACAATTATGCAAGCCGCAGCAAGTGACCCACGTAAAGCAGCACAACTTACTGCTATGATGAAGAAGATGGTTACACAAGGTAAGTTTGATGAAGATGCTGTTAGAAAAGTTTTAGAAGCACCAGCATCAACAGTAATCAACGATCCAAAAACAAATACTTCAACAGTATTTAAAATACCAGGATCAACTCCAGCACAACCAAAAGGTATGCAGCAATGGCTTTATGGAACCGGACAAAATCAAACACCTTCCACTCCTGCTGCACCATCGCAAGTAAAACCAGCAACTCCAACAGCGCAGTTTGATAAAACACAAAGCGCAATGCCTGATATGGATGCAATGGTTGGTCAAGAAAAAGCAAAAGTAACACCAACTGCTCCATTAATAGGAAAAGATCCTGCTGTAGCAAAAGCGTTAGCAGCAAAAGGATTTGATCCAACAGGTAAAAAGATTACAGCTATCCCAGCACAAGCTGGAGCAGCAAGAGCAAACATACCAACTGGTTCAATGCCTGCTGCTAAAATGCCTTCAATACCAACAAACACTGGTGCAGCTAAAGCAAACATACCAGTTGGATCAATGCCAGCAAGTACCGGATACACAGTTAAAGCAGGTGATAATTTAACTAATATTCTTAAAGGAAAAGGTATGGCACCAACTCCAGACAACATAGCTAAGATCGCTAAATTGAGTGGAATTGCAAATCCTAATATGATCAAACCAGGTCAAACAATTAAATTCAATTAACATCAATAATTAAATTGCAGGTATAAATAGCTTTAGCATATACTGTGAAAACAGTGTGTGCTTAGGCAAACACTTAGGCTAACATAGGCATATTATTAAGGAGAAACATTATGGCATCATTAGCAGAAATTCGCGCAAAACTACAACAGAATGAAACCCGCGCAGCAGGCGGTGGGTTTAAGGGTGATAACGCAATTTACCCACACTGGGATATCCCAGAAGGTTCCACAGCAAAAGTTAGATTCCTTCCAGACGCAGACACAAAGAATGATTTCTTTTGGGTAGAGCGTGCTATGATCAAACTACCATTTGCTGGTATTAAGGGACAAGCAGATAGCAAACCAACAGTAGTTCAAGTACCATGCATGGAAATGTGGGCAGGCGAAAAGTGTCCAATTCTTGCAGAGGTTCGTCCTTGGTTTAAGGATAAGTCACTTGAAGCTGAAGGTCGCAAGTATTGGAAGAAGCGCAGCTATCTATTCCAAGGTTTTGTGCATGATAATCCACTAAACGAAGAAAACTCTCCAGAGAATCCAATTCGTCGTTTCATTATAGGTCCGCAGATCTTTAATGTAATTAAGGCTGCTCTTATGGATACTGAGATTGAAGAGCTACCAACAAGCTATGATCGTGGATTAGACTTTAGCATCACAAAGACTAGCAAGGGTGGTTACGCAGACTATTCAACAAGCAAGTGGGCACGTAAAGAATCTGCACTAACAAGTGTTGAACGTGCTGCTATTGATGCTCATGGTCTTTATAATCTTTCAGAATTCCTTCCAAAGAAACCAACAGCAGTTGAACTTAACGTTATTAAGGAAATGTTTGAAGCATCAGTAGATGGGCAAGCATATGATCCTGATCGTTGGAGTCAATACTTTAAGCCAGCTGGGTTTAAAGCTGAAGGCGGTGATGAAGAACAGGGCGCTCGTTCTACTACAAGAGCGGCAGCAACTTCTGCTCCAAAAGCAACACCAAGAACGGATGATGATGAAGTCCCTTTTGATGTAGAGGATACTCCTGCAGTTGCTACGTCTGCTCCTAAACCAGCAGCAACTAATGCTAAAGCAGAAGATATCCTTGCAATGATTCGTAATCGTCAAAAGTAATGTAGTAAATTATGCACATTTTTGACAAAAAATCTTATGATTTTTACCTTGTGTATGATTATGAAATGTTGGCAACAATACCAGATAAAAAATTTGGTATTGTTGACCATCTAAATGGATTTAAAGAAGATTACAGCAATGAATATTTAGATTTGTTAAAAGGCAGAGAAGTTGAAATATTTTATATTAATTATTTAAAACCTGAAATACATCAACGTTATCCAAACATTAAGTTTAGATTTGATGCTAATTTAGCAAATGATTTTTATTTAAAAGATACATACAATTTAAATTCATTGTCAAAAATTAAATTTGATAATATCAAAAAATTTCTTTGTTGTTTTAACTATTCCGCACATCCAGGAAGATTACTACTAACTTCTGCTTTATTTAAAATGAAAATGTGGGATAATGAAACTTGCACAAAATATTTTGAAAATAATGTAGATCAAATGGATGGATATATTCAAAGTCGTGCTGTTAACGAAAGACTTTATACAAAGTTAATTATTGATAGGTCTAATGAAGGATTAAAGTTTTATAGAACACGTTTTGAACAAAATTTACATATTAATCAAGTTGGTAGATTTGAAAATTATATGAATGTAAAAGAATTAATAAACAAGTCTTTTATTTCACTAGTAAGCGAAACAATACCAACAACATTTCATCCGTATGTTACTGAAAAAGTTTTGTTTCCAATTATTACGTCATCTATCTGGATAGCAAACGCGCAACCAGGATATCACAAATATCTTCAAGACATCTATGGGTTTCGACTATTTGAAGAAATTTTTGATTATAGTTTTGACGCAATTAAAGATCCAGTTTTGAGAATGGTAACAATGCTCAATATGATAAGCAAGTATCAACATCTAACTACAGATGAATGGGAAGATATTAAAAATATGGTAAAAGATAAAATTCAATTTAATCGAAATCACTATTTTAGTGGTAATTATTTTAAATGCTTGCAAAGCGTTACATATTAAATGTACTATACAAATATATAGAGAGGCATAACATGGCAAAACCGTTTGATTTAACAAAATTTCGTAAGGAACTAACAAAGAGTATTGATGGTCTAAGTATTGGATTTAATGATCCAACAGATTGGATTTCAACAGGCAACTATACACTTAACTATCTCATTAGTGGGGACTTTAACAAAGGTATCCCAATGGGTAAAGTAACAGTTTTTGCTGGTGAATCTGGTGCAGGTAAGAGTTATATTTGTTCTGGCAACATTGTGCGTCATGCACAAGAGCAAGGTATTTTCGTTGTACTGATTGATACTGAAAACGCACTTGATGAAGATTGGTTAAAAGCTTTAGGTGTTGATACAGATGAATCAAAGCTTATGAAGCTTAATATGGCTATGATCGATGATGTTGCTAAAATGATTAGTACATTTATGAAGGATTATAAAACAATGCCTGTCGAGGAACGTCCCAAAGTATTGTTTGTTTTAGATAGTTTAGGTATGCTACTTACACCAACAGACGTTAATCAATTTGAAGCTGGCGACATGAAAGGCGACATGGGGCGTAAACCAAAAGCACTAACTGCATTGGTACGTAACTGCGTTAATATGTTTGGTAGTATGAATGTAGGATTAGTTGCCACTAATCACACTTATGCAAGTCAGGATATGTTCGACCCAGACGATAAGATCTCAGGTGGTCAAGGATTTATATATGCTTCATCAATCGTTGTAGCCATGCGTAAGCTTAAGCTTAAAGAAGATGAAGATGGTAATAAGATTAGTGAAGTCCGTGGTATTCGTGCTGCTTGTAAGGTAATGAAAACACGTTACGCAAAACCATTTGAAAGCGTACAAGTTAAAATTCCGTACGACACTGGTATGAGCCCAACATCAGGATTACTAGAACTATTTGAAGCAAAAGGTGTGCTTAAGAAGGACGGCAACAAGCTTGTCTACATTACTAAGACAGGTGATGTTATTAAGGAATTCCGTAAAGGATGGACTGATGACAAATTACAAATTATTATGAATGAATGGGATGAAGCAACAACTTCAGAAGTTCCTGTAGTAGAAGTTCCTATTGAGGAATAAGTAACAGCCAAAGAGGAAAACTATGGAAGAAGTATCTCATATAATTTGGAAAGTTCTTAGCGAATATATTCCACAACGTGATCACGAAACTGCTGCACATCACTTAGTTAATGAATTAGTTGATGCTGGTATCAACGAAGAAGATCTATATGCAATGGCAGCAGGTCACCCTGTTCTAAGACGTGCAGTTAAAGAACAAGTTGAAATTGACGAATCAGACGATGATGATTATGAGGAGTTATGAACTGGTATACAAAGATTACATCTAATCTAGCTGAAATACCAAACTTTATTTCATACTATGAAAACGAGTTAGTAAAAGCACGTAACGATGTAAGAATAAGTGGCAAAGTTGAAAAAAATCTTGCTGATTTACCAGGCATAACTGAATATAGATTTAGTCAGCTTCAAGAAATTGAAGCTGTACTAAACTACTTGAATATTCAACTAAACAAAATTCGAAGAAAACATTTTCAAAAGTATCTAGAAAATTATAATAGAGCACTAAGCAGTCGTGAAGCAGAAAAATATGTAGATGGTGAAGATGAAGTTATTGATTATGAAACAATTATCAATGACGTTGCGTTAGTTCGAAACAAATGGCTTGGTGTAATGAAAGGACTTGAAAGTAAAAACTTTCAACTTGGACATGTGGTAAAACTTCGAGTAGCAGGTATGGAAGATATTGTATTATGAGTTCTGCAGAAACACTTGCATTATTAGATCAAAAAACAGAGTTTATGAATAGTTTATCTGTCATTGCTGATATGGGTTGTGGTAAAGGTAATGATGCTGCTGCTTGGGCAGATCGAGTTGATGAAAATGGTAAAGCAAGAAAACTCTTTGTATTCGCAGTTGATAAAATTTTGCAAATGGATAATCATAATCGTAGGCCAAATGTTCGCGCGGTAAAGGAAGATTTTTCCAATACAACTATTGCTCGAGACAAAGTTGATGTAGTATGGTGTTATAATGCATTTCAATATGCTACAGATCCAGTAAAAACATTACGGCATTGGTACAATATAATGAATGAAAATGGGTTACTGTACATTGCTATTCCACAATCAAATTATATTGATGATTTAAGTCGCTGGCAAATGATCAATCCAAATGGATGTTTCTGGCCGCATAACATAGCAAGTTTAATATATCTATTGGCAGCATGTGGGTTTGATTGCAAAGATGGTCATTTTAAACAGCGCAGACATGAACAAATGATACATCTTTGCGTGTATAAAAGTAAAAATAAACCAATAGCTTTAGACGATGCTAATCTGTATATGTTAGATAATTTAAAGTTGCTTCCCAGCACAATAAGTAAATGTATACAAAAATATGGTGCTATAAGACATGAATTTTTGCAGCTAGAATGGTTAGATGGCACGATTAGTGATTTAGCAATAGAAAGTATACCATGATTAAACTTTTTAAAAAAATTATTAATAAAATTAAACTTGAATTAATGTATCGTAAAAGATTAAAAGAACTAAAGAAGCGCGACCCATTCATCTATGACTAAGCAATATTTAGGTATAAGCCAAGGTTTTCACGATGCCGGACTGGCATTAATAAGTGATAAAGGAGACATATTACATGCAAGTCACAGCGAACGTTATAGTCGTGTAAAGAATGATGCTTCATTATGTTATAAACAGTTTCACGATTGCGAATTATTTGGATTTGAGGATGTAAGTGTAAATTATTATGAGCGTCCGTGGCTAACTAACTTGCGTCGATTTTATGCTGGTCAAGAAACTAAATCAATTAAATCTGTTATTAACAAACTGAAATATTTTGATTTGCCTACTAAAATGAAAAAGTGGGGGCATCACTTGTCACATGCAGCCGCAGCATTTCAAACAAGCCCATTTGAACGCAGTGCAGTTGTAGTTGTTGATGCAATTGGTGAATGGGACACTGCTAGTATTTGGTACGCATACTATGATGACAATGGTGTTGCTCAATATCAAAAACTTTGGTCACGCAAGTATCCACATAGCATTGGACTATTCTATACTGCAATGACGCAACGTGTTGGGCTGCGTCCAATGGAAGATGAATACGTTCTTATGGGTATGGCATCTTACGGTAGTTCAAAATTTCTAATGAAGAATATGATCCATAACTTCATTGAAGATATAAACGAGATAAAATTTAAGAAAAATCTTCATATAGGATGTGATGATTGGGCACCTAAACATAAGATAGAAAACATTGCAGCAACTACACAAGATTTAACTGAAGTATTGCTGTATAAAATACACCAAAAAGCAGCAGAACTAACACAGGAAAGTAATGTATGCTACGGTGGAGGCGTTGCGTTAAACTGTAAGTTTAACACAAATCTACATGAAGTGTGGAGTAACGTGTGGATTTGTCCTAACCCAGGCGATTGTGGATCAGCACTTGGAGCGGCAGCATTAGGTTATGGTAAAAGACTTAATTGGCAAAATGCTTTCTTAGGTTATTTTATCCCTGGTAATTTAGATGTAAAAGCTGTAATTGATACACTGTCAAAAAAACAAATAGTTGGTGTTGCTAATGGGTATGCAGAATGGGGACCACG